GCCCGCTCCCGTAGAAGCCATAGTAGATGCCCCAAGTGTCGGGACAGTGCTAGCCGAAATTCCATAAGAGGCCAAGAAACTTTCAGCAGTGACAGCACCCGCACCACCAGCGGCACCTGCGCCACCACCAAGGGCTCCTGTAGCAGTAGAGGACATAGCACCACCAAGTGCACCACCAACGGCACTACCAATACCTGCAGTAGCGGCACCCATAGCGGCACCAGTGATCGCACCACTGAGGAACTGTTGGAAAGCCCTAGAGCCGCCGATAAGGTTATTGTTGAGGTTATCCCTAGCTTGCTCAACGGATGCCTTAGTCTGGATGTAAAGAGCGTCCTTCTGAAACCTTACATTCCACACATCATTAAGGTAGGCTTCCTTAGTTGCTGTCTCTTGTCTAAGAGTCTGCCCACTAATTGTCTGCTTGATCTTATCTTGAGATCTACCGTCAAGGCCTGTCTCAGAAATAGCCGCTTCAATCTGTGAATTGTTCTGGTAGGCGTTAAGAGACAAAGAAAACAACTCACCTAGTGCAGAGTCGTACATTGATCTTTCTTGTCTGTCAAGTGACGCCTGATTGTAGTTATAGTTTAGCTGAAGGTAGTGCATCTGCTTCTTGAAGGCTTTCACCATACTACGGTTCTGCTTAGAGATACCGTGTAGAGAACTACCGCCACCAATTACTGCACCAACAGCGGCGCCAACACCGATTACGACACCACTCATTCTTTAATCAATTCCTTTCTATTAGTTGTTAATAGCATCCACTCAGGAGTAAACTCTTTCTCACATTCCCTTAGGTCAACCTTATCAGTCCTAAAACACATCGTAATGTGCGTGTCTTCAAGTGCCCTAAAGGCTTGCCTACGGCCACCCTCAGCCTGAATGACGTTGTAACCCTTAAGCCTCCCTACAGTATTCCCTAGGGTAACATAACAATCCCCACTGACAATTACAGTAGTAGGGATCTGGATGAAAGCTCCAATAATAGCTACATCCTTAGGGATAAAACAGGTTCTGTAATACACCCCTTCATAAACAAAGTGTTCAATGGGGATCTCAACTTCATTACAGACACAACTCTCCATAGCATGAATTGCGATGTCACAAAGCATGTTATTCTGCTCAGGAGTTAAGGGTTTCAACTTCATACGCTACTATTCCTTCTAATGTAAAGACCTTCCCAACCACCTGAAATAAGGTTAATAGGTTGGACATTGTCGGAGCAGACAGTAATGACTACTTCATCATTATTGTCTTGAATCGGGAACTTAAACTTACCCGTGTAAACCTTGTTGACCCCCAAGATAGTCGGAGATTCGCCAAGGTTCCTACCAGTAAACCTATACTTAAAGTGCTTTTCCTTAAGGTCGTTATCAACCTTGCATTCAAATACACCAGACTTACTATAGTTAAACCAGAAGTATCTAAGCTGTAGCCTACCTTCAATCTCGGAGATGACACCACCAGTATCCGTATTCCTCTTAATGGCCTGCTTAGAGAGAGTCACACAGAATTTGTAGGTAAGGCCCACAAACACCTCAACACCCCTCATGTCCCCTTGAATCCTAAAGACACCATTGGAATCCCAGTCAGTAACCTCAGTAACGTAACCGTCCTTAGTGACAATGAAATACTTATTGTCATTAGTAGACGGGATAGCACCGTAGATATCCATAAGAGACACCTCAGTATAATCCTCATAGTCACTGTACTTATTAGACTGAGGAATGACATACTTCTTCTTACGATCCATAAAGAGCCTAGTAGGCTCATCAGAGAAGTCAACAGCATTACCTGTCAACAACGCTTTCTCTAGATACAGACCACTCGGAGAGTTAATAAGAAGATAAATCTCTGAGTCAACAAACTCCGCTAGAAGAACCTCAGAATTCTTGTTCGCAAATTCCCACTTGAACCAAGCCTGCTGTTCACTAGTGGCGTTAACAAGAATAAATTTATAACAGTATACGATATTAGGGGTAGTAGAAGAGATAGCCGTAACTACGTTCTCTGTGGTGTTCCCAGAGAGTCTAGTGATGCCCTTAGGAATGTACGTAGGCACATGTGCGGCTACGTCCTCAGCATCCTTAAGGTCAGCCACGTCCTGCAAGGAGTAGTAGCGCATCACAGAACAGTAGTTTACTCGATCATTCACAAAGAAGATCGAAGGGCCAATAGAGATAGGTTGAACATTCGTGTCATAGTCAAAATTAGTGATCTGGTCACACTTGACACTCTTAGGGGTCATGACACCATCACTAGACAACACAAACTGACCTTCACGGGAGAACAACATAAGCTCTCTAGCAAAGGGCACAGCGTGAGTCAGAAGGGCAACCTTATTAGAGGAAACCGAGACATCAATAGGGTCAGTGTCTGCAATAGCCGCAGAGGACTTAAACCAGAAATTAAAGAAGTCGTTGGTTGCACTAAGGATAATGGATTCATCAGAGATGACTCCTAGGCGATTGCGATAGAAAAAGATATCGTTAATCGTCCTGCCAACGAACGAAGGATCAGGGTTAGTGTCTTCGTTACCAGATCCCCTAGACACCCAAGGCAACTTTTTAAGTAGGAAGCTCCCGTCGCTTTGCCTGACAATTGCGTGAGGCATGTTACTCGGGTTAATGTCAACTGGAATACTTGGAGCTACAGTCTCCTTCCAAACCTTATGAAGGTCATCCCACTTGACGTAAAAGTCGTCATCTTCAGAGTTCTTTTCACCAGACACCTGCATGATATAACCATTAGGGGCCAACGGGGGTAGCTTGTTAACAGCCGTAACCTTACCCATAAAGGCAATTGCATTCTGATTGCCAAAACCGTCCTTAACAAGGATGTTAGGAGGTGTATCACCCGTCTTAGGTCTAATTGTAATCATAGAGTCACCAATTAGGGCGCACTGGTATTTAGAGATGTCCACAGTAGACCTAGAGTAACCCATAGACGCTCTACCACCAACCTGATTCAACAGGTCATCATAGGTGCCACCAACGTCAGGGTTATTACCATTAGGTTGCTTACCAGTCGTCAAAAGGGCAAACAGCGCTCTAGCAATAAAGGCAGTAGTAGTCTGGACAGCCTGCTTTGCTTCACCACCGTCAGGTGTAATGACACCGCAGATATAGTCACCATTGATGTACACAGCATATGTCTTAGCATACTGAGCGTTCTTGATGTATACAAGAGCAGTGTTAGACCAACCTGCATCAGATCTACCTTCTACAGGGTCTACCTCCTTCTCAGTATTCAGTACAAAGGTGTAGTCTGCAACAGTAACTGCCTTTAGTTTGCCCTTAGGGTCACTAGTGGTAATATACTGTTTTGACTCATCATCTTCAAACTTGCATGTCTTAGGCTCACCATTAAGATCAAAAACCTGATACTCCCCAGAGCCAATCTGGAGAATGTACTTTTCCTGTTCGTCTCTATTGATTACATGATACTTCTTCTTTGCAGCATCAACACGGTCAGACAAACGTTTGATTGCAAGAGTCGGAGGTCTCTTCTGTAGACCCTCAACTTCATTAGGAAACCCATTGACAAGCTCAGTTACCTGATCGGGAAACCTGATGATGTCAGGCTGTTGAGAGACACCACCTTTAAATGAGTGAATGCTTTGAGATACTAGAGGCATGCTTAGCTCCTCTGAGTCTGCTGACTGATGAACTGGTCATCATTGAGGATGTTATAGTTACCATCCGTCAGTTCATAGTCTACAATGTCTGCATAAGCCGCACTCTCCTCTAGCTGAAGATGTGCGTCGATGTCCGCAGATGTAAGATACCTCATCTGAAAGACTCTACTGGCTCTAACAGTAATATACTTTCTGAAGACCTGAGGAAGCTCCTCAAAAGGAAGCTCCCTGACAAGTTCATCCAGAGTGATGCCTTCAGGGAACTCTAGATTCCCTGAATCAAGATCATAAAAATAGCCTTCTCTACACACAAACTTATAGCTAGTAGAGACAGCCCTTAGGAAGTCTCTACCATAAGCAACTTTGTTAGTAAAAGAGTCAGGCTTCAAGGTAACACTGGTGAGAGTGTTAAAGCTGTAACCCCTAGACTGGATCTCTTGACTGACAGCCTTAAGGATTCTTACAGCATTCAGCACATCCACATTAGCATCATCCTCAAGAGAATTAACAGGGCTAGAGCCTACGGATGACAAAATTTCATTTACTGCATCAAGTTCAGTGCTAGGAGTTACAATCATTATTCTTCCTTGTTGTTATTCTTTTCGACGGTTCTTCGAGGCTTAACAGGCTTCGCAGTTGCACTAAGGAGACCCAGTCCCTGAGCCTCCTCGGGGGTAAGCTGATACCCCCACTTGTGCACCTGACAGAAGTAAGTAGTCTCGTAAGCCTTCTTTACTTCTTCAATGGTCATTTATTAAGCCTGAGCAGTCTTAACGAAGATACCGACAGCTTCGGGACGGAGACCACCGTGACCCCAAACGGACGTACTTGTCCGCTAGACTATCGCTTACCCCTTAGGGTTCTTTTCATTTAGTCGTTGCTTGTGCCAATAAAGGATCATCTCAGCATCATGTCTTTTAAGCCTAAGATGCGGGATGATTGCCTTTAATACTTTAGTAGCAGTTCCGTAGAACGATGCTCCAAAGTTTAATCGAAACTCTTTAATGTTTTCTTTTGTTGTCTTGTAGATCTTACCGCCGTAGGTATTTTGGATTAGCTCTACAGAACATATATCAGATTTTTGTACATGGATCTTAAGCCAGTGTTCTCTATCGGAACACCTTAGATATCCATCACCATCAATGTATCCTGCTAACCATGCAGGACTAGAATTCTTTTTGTATCTAGTTGGGCCTGTATCAGCCCTAGATTCTTTAGCAAACTTTCTAAGCTCATCCACCTGATCTTGAGTCAGGTCTACTCCAGATAGCTCTCTACGCTTTTCGAGCATCCTCTGAAAGTGTTTGCCCTTGATTACCATGTGTTTAATGATATGAGGCAAGAACTTCTCTAAGTCATTCTTACCAGATACTTTCCAATACTTTTGATTCTTGTCTTTTACATCAGTGATGCTACCTACATCGTAGGAGTCTCTTAGGAACTGTAGAAGTTTAAAGCCTCTACCTCGAGTATCAATCTGAGTAATACCAAACTGAAGACCTATACGAAAGAATCCGTCTACAGTTTTGTTAAAGTGGAAAGCAATAGTTCCGTCAGCGTCTACGAAACCAGCAACATATTTATTTAGAGTTTCATTATAGTTACTCATCTTTGTATACACCTATACTGTTTTATGAGTTATTTGGCTTCAATCGGGTTGTCTATAAAGAGTTTCCCGTTATTTAGAAAAGATTACGCGACAGGTTAGTTTATCGCGTACTTGGCAATGATCTGGTCAGCCTGATATTCAGCTCGACGAGCACGTTCCATAGCGAGATCCTTGAGCTTCACCGTACCAACAGCGGAACGATGGAAGACAATGCCCTGAAGACCCGCAGTCTTGATCTTAGCGTTAAGAGCATGCTTGCCATCAATACCATCATTCAGGAGGTGCGGAACTTCAATGACTTCAAAGCCGCAAATCGTCTGGAGCTTGCCCGTGTTCGGATCAAAGAGGGCATGATAGTTAGCCGCATCAGGCATAAGAGCCTTCATGACAGCAGAGTAGCCTTCAGGCGTGAGAAGGCAATAGCGGTCACCCTGCGGGACGTAGTTCTTCGTCATCTGAGCACGAGCCGCGAGTAGACCCTCAAGGATCTTATTGCCATACGTAGCTTCCTGCGAAATATCAAGACCCGTAACAAACTCAAAGGCCTTACCCGTACCGGGAACCTTGTCGGCACCCGAACCCGTTTCAGGAATGTTACCATCCTTGAACTTAGCGTCCTTAGCGGCCTCATTGGCAAGCTCATTGATAATAGCACAGTCAGCGCCCATAGCAAGAGCTTCACCAAGCTGACGAGAGTATTCAACTCGAACATCATAATGGTTCATCGCATCGTCGATATCCGTGATAAGGCAGTCAGCCGTAAGGAGACCGTCAATGGCGATGACACGTTCATTGTGTTCCATCTTCTTACGCTGGTCATCGAGGGAGTTACCCGGTGCCAGATACTTAGCACGGGTACGACCCATCACAGCGAACGAGGCCGACTTACCATGAGAGATAGTACGAACCTGATGACGAGACATCATAACGGAGGTGCGAGCAAAAGCAGTCAGAACTTCACCCGTGAAGACCTTCATAAAGAGTGCATCACGATCGCCCGCAGAGAGAGCCTGACCAGGATTGGAAATACCAGTAGCAGCAAGAGCAGCCATTTTTAATTATTTTCCTTTTAAAGTATATAAGATTTGTTGTTATAGATAAAATTAAACACTAGTGGCCCACATTCTCTGTTCGACCTGTCGGGTGTATTCAGGATCCCTGCCATAGCGCTTATCGCTCATAGCCTCGATCACTTCAGATTTGTTTGCAAACCCCTTAGGACGATTCACAGGAGTGGCCGTACCGCCGTGAATAGACTTATTAGCGGTACCCATCTTGGAAGTCATCTTAGACTTCATGCCTTCAAGCATGAGGGTGACAGCTTCCAGATTATTGTTGTCGATTGCTCTGTTAAAGGAGTCAATCGTCTTCTGAGGGAGATTCTTGGATGCCCAATCGACAATACGATTGTACTCCTTAGTACCCCCTACGGAATCATAAACAGCTTCAGTGAAGCGAGATTCAAGAGCCTTTCGACTCTCAATGAAACCCTCGATAACCTCAGAAGGATAGCCTGCCTTCTCAAGTTCAGCAACGGTTTCATCGGAGAGCTTGCCATACTCCTGATATTCTCGGACAGCCTTATTGAAGTCAACACCCTTTTCCTTAAGGGAGTCCTTCACGGCATTAATAGCCTTTTCGTGCTTGTCTACTTCTTCTTGAAGATTCTCTTGATCTTCATTTCGATCATGAACAGCCACATCATCAGCGTGGCCTTCAGTTCCATTAGCTTGTTCTTCATTATGTTCTTCCCCCGACTTTTCGTTCTGAAGAAGGGGGTCTCCAATATCAGGGTCAACCTCAATCTGAGTCGTAGAAGACTCCATGATCTCAATACCCTGTGCTTCAGCCTCCTCAGTTAGAGACTGAGGTTCATTAAAGTCAGTCATTAGTTATCCTTTAGTTATTCAGGTGCTAGCTATGCTAGCTGTGCTTGTTGTGCTAGTGCTAGCTCCTGCTAGCTAGTGTTCTAGCTGTGTTCTAGCTGTGCTTCATTGACAGCCATCTGTGCACCTGCGTCAATACCCTGTTGCTGGGCATACTGTTCCATAGCGGCCTGTTGTTCTGCCTGAAGTTCCTCAGGAGTCTTCACTAGACCCGTGGCATCAATATGAGCCGCCGCAAAGATCCTAGTAGCAAGATTGCCAACGTTAAGAGCCTGCATAAACTCAGGGAACTGTTGCATCAACTGCAAAGCCTGAGCTAGATTGTTAAGATCCTGTCCTCGCCCAAGGGCATCAATACCCGTGATGATGGAGGGCTCAATCTCTGCAATACTCTCGTCAACCACAGGGAGCAAACCCTGAGATTGCATCTGGTTGTAGACACAGGCAACAAGAGGAAGCTGTAGCTCCTGAGACAGGAGAGAATAGACACCACCTAGGGTATCCTCAAGTTCACCTGCAACGTACCTAATCTCTTCTGCGGTAACTCTGTCTCTACCAACAGCACCACTCTGGACTGCAGAGTTAAGAAGGAACGCATAAGACAAACGAGACTCAATCTGTTGAGCAGTAGTGAGTACCGTCTGCATGTCCATGCTCTTATTGAGTTGCATGGGAACAACGTCCTCCATACGACCCCTAACAAAGGCACCGTTCTCTGCCTTAGACAAAGCCCTGATGTTAGTCTGACAAGCAGGAGACACGAGGTAGAGAACCTTAGAGGCAATCATGGAGATATCCACGATGCTCTTAGAGAGATTCTCAAGGGAGATAAGGTCGCCTAGATAATCCTCAACAAAGGATCTACCGTAGTGTTCACCGTCCTTCTTATTGAATCTAAGGGGAATCCAAGGGCTCTTGTTTGCAGGATAAGTCTGCTCACTACCTGCAACAGGTTCACCTTCAATCTCCTGATAGGATTCCCACTGATAGGTGTCTCCACTAGCCACACGGTAAATGTGAGTATAGATGTCGACCTTTTCGTTGATAGTCGGTTCACCAGAATCAGGGAGAACAGACTGCATGGAATCAGGAAGACTACCACGGGAAACAGTGTCCTTAGCAACAATCTGAAGGACGTTGCCAATCGTGTCTCTCTGAACAGCGTACTCACGAAGAGTATAGCACCTCATACCACCTTCAGCAGGAGGCAGGAACAGAAGTGCGTTACCTGCAACGATAAGTTGCTTAATGGCTTCAAACAGAGTCGGTCTAAGAGACTGAGACTCCATGTACTTAATCATCTGTTGTTCCATCATGGACAAACCGTATTCGATATTGTCCTTCAGCTGGTCGTCAGCAGACTCATTAAGAGCTACAGTCGACTCCGCGTCCAACCCCAGTCTAAAGAAAGGTTGATTAGGAGGCAACAGAGAAAGAAGAAGTTTAGAGGCAAGATTATTAAGACCCCTAGCACCCACAGAATTGTAAGGAGTGGAATAGTTAGTACCACCATCATCAGACTCCTTAGGAAAGAGCATAGGGATCGTGTAGGTTGCACACTTCTCTGCTCTCTGTGTGTACGGGTCTCTGTCTGTCGTGAGCTTGTCATAAGTTGTCTTAGCACCCTCAAGAGGGATATTGCCTGCGGTATGTTCACTAGTTGCCATTTAAGCCGTCCCTCATGTTAAACTAGATTCCTACCAGAACCGCTAGATCTGCCCTTTCGGATCTTAAGGGAATTCTTGGACAGCTTACCGTTACTCGATTCAACGATTTCAGTGTCTACAGAAGCCTGCTTAGCCGCGTATTCACGTTCAGCTTTTTCCTTAGCTTCCTTTGCCTCCTGTTCAGCCTTCTTATATCCTTCAAGTCTGTTTTTAAGAATAGAAATAAATCCCATATTCCACCATCAGACAAGATTCCGACCAGAACCACTGCTCACAGAAGCGGTACCCTTCTTAATTCTAAGACCCTTCTTACCCTTACGAATCTGAACCTTTTCGGTTTCTTCCTTCTTCTCAGCTTCACCCTCAGGGTTCGTAAGCTCAAGCTCAGGAGCAGGCGTAGGAGCCTCAGGGGCACTCTGACCACTATTACCTCTACCAGTAATCTTGTGGACAACCTTCTTGAAAGGCTTAGTGACCTTACTAAAAAATCCCATTAAATTTCCTTGTAAAAAGTTTTGTATGAAGAGTAACCCAAGTGTTTCTCATAGGTGTTCTCCAACATCTTGTTGTTGAGCGTGTTGGCGTTAGAGAAGGCCAGTAGTCTTACGTTAGTACATGCCCTATTTTCAAGAGCATAAGCCATTGCTCTAGACAAACCAAGACCCTTTTGGAAAGCTACAGTGCACTCTTCATTTAGAAAAGTTACTCCCTCAGGTGCATACCAAGGTCTCCCCCTAGACACTAGGGATGCACCCGAGAGAGCATTTTCTTTGTTATAGAAAACAAGGACGATGAAGTCTTCAAATTCACCACTAATGACACCCTTAAGAAACTTACGCACTACCTTTACGTCAGCATATTTCTTAATGAAAGGGAGGGAGTCAGGGTCATCTTTGATGATCTTCGCACCCTTGTCGATGATCTGTTCTAGGATGTCTTCATCATTAGGTTGCAAGACACCAATCCTAGACACATTACTTAGGGATGTTAGTCCCTCTGCCAGAACCCACATGATCAATCCTCAGAGCCTTCTTGCCCTTGTTCTTCTTGTGTTCCGCAGTTTCTTCAGCACCCATTTCAGGAGCCTCAGGTTCGAGCACAGGTTGCTCAATGGCAGGAGCCTGAACCTTAACCTCAGGAACCTTAGGTTTACTAAAGAGTCCACCCATTAGTTATCTCCATTCTGTTTGTCGTGTTTATTTCTAAGGTAGGTAACAACCTGTTGAATACCTAGAAGAGTCTCATTACTCTTTTCATACCAAATCATCTTTCGAATGTCAAAGATATCCTCAAGTCTCTCAATGAGCTCCTTAGGAACATAAGGAAACTCTTCTTCCTCAACAACGTTGTTTTCTTCTTTGTTCATGTATTCCTCCTACCTAGGACTATTGATTTAATTAAAAATAGCCCTAGGGGTATTAGTATTGATTAAAAAGGATTGTACTTCTTAGGTAGACCCTCAGATTCACCTAAAGGGTAATCTTCATAATGCAAGATTCTAGCCATAGTTGCCTCTCTAATGGCATCCTCTTCAGTAAGACCCTGAGACTTGAATGCTTTCAAGACCTCAGACCACCATTCAGAATCAGGATGCCCATTAAGGAGCTTATTGGCTTTCACAGGCCCATAAGTGGGGCACCCCTTATAGCCGTCTGTAACGTCCCCTACTAGGGTCTGATAGCACAGCCATTTCTTGGAGTCCTTCTCAGTGATGTTATGCAAGACATCATTACCGAAATCATAGAAGTAACCGGGGATTGTCTTGAAATCCTTGTCCATAGACACTGCGACACAAATATCTTTATAGGCAGGACTAGTGCAGTAGATACCCACAACATCATCAGCTTCAAGGTACTTGACTGTATGAGAAATGTAGGTTTCTTTAATCTTGTCTACAAGACCTCTGTAACAACAAGGTTTACGATTAGATCGCCTATTGGACTTATAGTCAGGATTGTAGGTTTTCCTAAAGTTCTCCTCATCGGAGAAGCAGAATACATAGGTAATCTCTTCACCAACAAAATGCTTATTCAGCTTCTCATCAATAGCAATAAGCATGTCGGTAAAGTAATCCCATGCGTCATCTACTTCAGCATGACAAGTCCAAAGACCGTCCCCCCAGTCAATATCCTTCTGGACAGCAGAGGACGCCTTAAAGGCTAGAATATCACCGTCTACAAAAGCATATCTCATTATTCACAAGCCTTAAGAATAGCGTATGCCTTACAGGTGAGCTTCCAATAATTAGTGGCTTCACTATAGTAATTAAGGCAAGTAATGTGCCCCCTAGATGCCGCCTCAGCAATCAGCTTGGCATTCTCACGACAGAAGTCCGCCTGAAATTTCGGATTGTTCTGCTCAATATACTTAAGAAAACTAATATACTTATTCATTTTCTTTCTGAGGCCCCTCATAGTAAACACTCTCTTCTTCCCAATCAACTTCATAGCCAAGACGTTCAAGAATCTCATAAAAGATTTCTTTGTCAGTCCAGTCTTCATAGAGTTTACAGGGATTTGGAATATGCATAAACAGCAGTTTACCATTCAATCGAACTTCTGCACCACCTGCAGTCCCAAAAACAGGATCCGTCTTATAGAGCCACTTAATGTCAACAACGCTCTTTTTGTTGGTCTTACACAAAGCCATTACCTCCTTAGGTTCATTCTTCTTAAGAATCCTTTCAATCTCTTCAACAGTCATAGGTCTACGAATCATAAGCTACTCCTTAGTGACAATCGAACCAGTTGGCACCAATCTTGCCTTCGGTGTCCAACTGGCAGTTAAACTTAAAAAACTCCTGAGTCTGTCTCATGGATTCCTGTGCAATCCTTACGCAGTCCTCTGCGATTTCCCTTGTACGACAGGCGATTTGTGTCTCATCATGCACCCACGCCATCATGGCAAAGTCTCCGTCCCAACCATGCTTATAGCCTGCTTTACGCATATTCTCCTCAACAAGACACACCCACTTCTTGCAGATAAGGGCACCTGCAGACTGAAGAAGGGTATTCAAAGCCGAGTGAGGGCTTCGCACATAAACAACCCTGCGATCAAGCCCAAGAATACTATGAGTAATACTAAGATTGCTGTTATCAGGGTGAACACGTTTCCTCCAAGTTACCTTATTGACACCTCCGACCCACTCAGAGGATGTAATGAGAGTCCTTTCAATATCTGAGCATAGCTCCTTATAGGCAGGTACTGCATTAAAGAATCTCTCCTTAAGAGCCTTACCGTCCTTTGCAGTACCGTTGATGACTTCTCCGAGCTTACCGTCGCCACCACCGTACATCATGCAGTAGATCATAGTCTTCGCTTGATCTCTTGTAGGCAACCCTGCCATCTTCTGGTTATGAGTATGAATGTCACCATTCAAGATCTCATTCACGTATTCCCCATGGTCATAAGGATAGAGAAAATGAGCAAAGCACCTAAGCTCAAGACCTGAAGCATCGATGCCTGCTTCATACCATCCAGTAGGTACTCTAAAAAGAGACCTACATTCCTCCCCATAGGGAGATCTCCCTGCAGGTACCTGTGCAACATTAGGATAAGCATGAGTTGCACGACCAGTGACAGCCCCATTAGGATTAACAGAACCGTGAATGCGAGTGTAACCATCAGGATCATCCTTCATCAACTTTAGCCACGCATTGTCTCCCTCAGCAAGCTGTGCAATGCGCTTGTTAATAAGCAAATACTCCAAGATGTCCTCAGTAAGATCAATACCCTTAGCAGTCTTCAGAGTCTCTTCATCAACCTTAGGGGCACCCGTAGGAGTCATTTCAGTAGGTTCCCAGCCTCGATCCATGAGAACCTTGGCAATGTGTTGGCGACTATTGGGGTTAAAGGTAACCTCTTCATACTGAGGATAAGGGACACCCGCCTTAATGCCACGCTTAGCGTTATCTCGCTTATAGATCTTGTCTCCCTTATAGACAGTCCAAGACCCACCTTTTGAAACAAGGTTCTCATAAAGAACCTGTCGCTTACCTGCCAATTCGGAATAGAGTTTGGTTGCTTGATCTTTATCAAAGACAAACCCATTGCGTTCCTGCTTAGCCATCACCCAAGCAATGTCATGCTCAAGCTGGATTGCCTTAAGTGGGTAACCCTTGGCCATCAGCTTCTGGAACAACTTAAGGGTAACCACAACGTCCTGTTTGTTGTACTCATACATCTCAGGAGTGAACTTGTCCCATGCGTCCTCTTGTTCACCATAGGTGCCCTTCAGTTCACCCATACGGTAGCCATAAGCCTTCAAGCTATGGGAACCATAGAGAGCCTTGGGGAGCCTACCAGAACGAATAAGACCAATGTCAGTGTCCTTAATGTTCGCATAGATCAAACGAGCAAGTACAAGAGTGTCGATACAGACATCTCGAACATCAAATGCAAACCTCTCCCCCTTGAGCTTCTTAAGAGCAGGGATGTCGAATTTGCAGATATTGTGACCAACGATGCTGTACCCACTAGTACCATACTTATTCAGGGCATCGAAGAACTCATCAAGATCGGTGTAACCAGTGTACAAATTAGTGTAGGAGTCGTACAACCAACCACACCAAAACCTCTTGGTCGTATCAAGCAACCCATCAGTTTCAATATCGAATACGATATATTTGTCTTTAATTGTCAGCATTTTCTATTCCTTAAATAGCCTTGCTTGTTTCTTAAATAACTTTGCTAAAACTCAGATTCATCCTCAAAAGGACATTCAGAGCCTGCCTCATAGTCAGAGAGCCTACCAGTGTTCTGGTCATAGTAAAGGTATCCACTGATACCAGTGTCACCACTAAAGCGATTCTTAAGGACTCTCAGGGTCAACACATTAGGATTGTCACCCTGTTGGTTTCTCTCAAGACCAATAACCATATCAGAGAGCTGTGCAATAGCTCCAGACCCTCTAAGTTGACTCAAGGACACCTGTGCACCCTCTTCATGTCCCTTCTTTTCAGGACGCTTAAGGTGAGACACTACAAACATTGTAGCTCCAGTCTCTTCCACTAGGGAACGAAGGTTAGTCATAAGTTTGTCAATGGCTTTACGTTCACCACCATCCTCATCGGTGTCCATACCAGAGACCACAATGGAGATATGGTCAAGGAAGATACGCTTACAACCAAGGGACACAATCATATACCTGAGCTTACTAAGCAGATTGCCTGAATCAAGAGACCCAAAATGGTCGTACAGGAAGAAGTTTCCGTTTCCAATAGTCTCCGCAAAAGCTCTGCTTCGTTCATCTTCATCTGTACCCTCAGGGTCGAGTATGATCCGCTTGTTAAGATGAATCGACATGAGTTCCATCCCAGTTTTGCGAGTAGATTCTTCAAGAGCAACAATTCCGCATAGTTCTCCCCTGTGAACACCAAAGTAGTATTCGAGTTCTCTGAGTATTGTGGACTTTCCCATACCACTTCCACTTGTGAAGACATACAGTTCACCATGTCTAGCTCCTTTAGTTTTGTTCTGAAGAGCAACCCAAGGGTACTCCACTGAATCCTTAAGATCATCAATGTCAGTTACACATTTCTCGTAGAGATCGGTACCTGAAACAATTCCATCGGGCCTATACGGCTTGGCATTCCATACAGCTTGGAGAACTTCAGACCCCTTGCCTTCACTAAGGCACTCATTAGGATCCTTACAAGGAAGATTAGCAATATATGCCTTACCTGCAGGCAGGATCTTTGCACACTCTTCACAAGCCCTACGACCAGGTTCATCCATGTCAAACATGAGAACCACTTCTTCAAACTTGTCAAGGTACTCAAGGTTGGCCTCAATAGCCTTCCTTGCCCCCTGTGCACCATTGGGGATACTCACGACAGGCCACTTGTTACCCTGAAGTTGACTCACAGTAAGACAATCAATCTCACCTTCAGTAATGACGATCTTCTTACCACTAGCCCACAATTGGGATCCATAGAGCCTATTAGAGATAGCACCAAGTACAGCAAAGGACTTATCGGGGAACCTGAGCTTCTGCCCAACAAGGCTCCCCGAATCGTCATAATAACACGCTACTTGGCAAGGCTTCCCTTTGTAAACAGTAGAAAAATACTTGAATTTAGAACAAGTATCTTTACTAATACAACGCTTAGTAAGGGAAACAGCTTCAAGGTCTTCAAAAGGAATACACTCCTTAGACACTCTAGTCACCTCTTTCTTTACAGACCCGTCAGTCTTTACAGACCCATCAGGTCTAAAATAAGTATTACAAGAATAACAATACCTATGGCCATCACTAAAGACACCACAGGCGTCAGAGGAACCACATTCAGGACAAGGCTCATGATAAAGGAATGTACTCTCTTGATTCATCTTTTAATAACCCAGTTTACAACGAAGGCTCTCCCAACCGTACAGGTTTCTATGGTACCTCATGTCTCCTGCCCAAATACAGGGGTGCTCCATGGGTGACATATGACCTGCGTCAAGAAGCCTTCGTGCCAGCTTCTTGTCCTTGTGTTCGTCAGGACAAGATCCGTCGTGGTTGTTGTAAGACACTCTAGCACAGCGTGCAGAGGAAATAAGCATGAGATCATTAATGAGGACTTCAGAAGAACTAAACGAGTTCATGCAGTGCTCATCAACTTCCTCTTGGGTGATAAAGGGAAGACTAACATACTTCCCACAAATATGGTAGACACTAATGATATTATTGCCTACCTTGTCCATCTCACCCTTAATGGCCCTTGCAAGATCCTGCATCTCAGGCTGTGCATCACTGGCAAGCCTAAGATGCAGGAAGTTCTCCCATTCAGTAGCAGTAACAATCACGTTAATGTACTGGAAGGGTTCAAGGATTCGATTGACGTGTTGCTTATGGACACCAAGAGCAACCATGGATTCCGCAACAGTTACTGCATTGTCTACAGCTTTAAGCCAAAGACCCTTAAAAGACTCATAGGTATCCTCAGAAGCCTCAACAGTACCAACCATGCCAGATTGATTCATGTAGACGTGAGAAGGGATAAAGGGGTCATTGCGCACCTGTTCAATAACCTTAGCTACAGGGATAGCACGGGAGCTACTGGCATTTCGACTGAAGACCCTGTGAGTCATGAATTCACTATGGATCATCCTAGGATACCTAAGGACGAACGTATAGAGATTATCCTGATGGCAGATGCAAAGGGCTTCACTAGATCCAACTTTAGTTGTCATTATCTTCCTCATCATAGTCGTCGTCTTCATCCTCATCGTCTTCTTCATCAAGGGACTCAAGATATTCCTGATACTCGTCTTCCCAACGAGCTTCCCAATCAGATTCCATTCGATCAAGTTCCTTCTGAGTCTGCATAATTGCCTCTCTTTAAAAAAAAATAAATGGTACCCTAGGTGGGACTCGAACCCACACGAGCGTTCCTTCTCGGCTGACTCTAATTCAGTTGCGTATACCATTTCGCCACTAGGGTATTTTCTGTGGGGTAACCGTTGCCCCCTTTCGGATCTATTTCGGCAGACATCCTATTCGGGAGCTACCCGACCTGCTTAATTTGGTACGGCGTGGAGGAATCGAACCCCTTGGCTCCTTCCCGATGTTTTATGCCGATAGTTTAGAAGACTATTTCGGGGGCACGCCGTGTAAGTTAATAGTATTCGGTGACCTGTCGGGATCGAGCAGGAAACACCCTGTAGTAAGTGAAAGGACTATCTCGGTCATTGTCCTCCACTTCATGAATAGTTATCTCGTCAGTGTACTCATCATAGGAGTACCTGATGGAATAGAAGATAGGCTCATCAGCTGAAGCATCATAGAAGATGCAAATGCAGTCACGGTTGTAACCATGAGCACCCTCAATCCTCGTATCGTACTTGTAGTATTGCCTGTCATAGGCAGAGACACCACCCATGGAACCTACAATCCTCTCAAGATCCCATTTACTAAGTCTGATGTAATCATCTTCCATGATTTCCTCACTTGTGTAAGTCGATTATTGCTTCAAGTCGTCTATTGGTGTCTCTGAGTATCTTAACACCTTCCCCGTGTAGTTCTGCACCTTCTGACAGTAGGTTTCTACACTGGATGACTGACTCTGCATAAGCTCTATCGGTATGTTGCATGATGGCTTTGTTTCCTGCATTGATGTTGTACTGCAGGCGGTTAACCCGCTTATCAATAGCAGATTGCACAACATCAGCGGTAGCCATGTCTTTAAGAAGTAAGTTAATCGTTGCATCCTTTCTTTCCTGTAGAGTCTTTAGTTCCGTTAAGTGAGTCCGTTGCTCCTCTAGGAGAATCTCTTGATTTCTTTTTTCCTCAAGAGATTCACCTAGAGCCAGTCCCAGAATGAACGCAAGGATAACCATAAGAGATTTCACATACTGCATACTCTCTCCCTAGGAGTATTGATTTTATTCAATGCGGACAACATCCCCTTCTTCAGGGTCTCCATTAAAGTCCTTAAAGACACCCTTGGAGAAGACTACCTTACTCCAGAACGCCTCAGTATTTTCATACCGAGCAAACTTAGCGCCCTTATACCATCCCTTAACATCAAAACAAGGGCAGTCTTTGTTGACGCCTGCAAAATCTCTGTGACCAAGGACAACGACTTCATCTTTATAGTAACCTCTGAGATAGTCCAGTAGACACTTAAGAGATTCCTTCTGCTCCTCTGTAAAGTTGTCTACAGACTTGCCTTTTGCATTCACACCGCCAATGAGGCAGATACCGACAGAACAGTTGTTGTAACCCTTTACATGGGAACCAATGGCCTCTAGGGGCCTGCCTCTCTGGATGGTGCCGTCAGTAAGAATTACAAAATGATAACCAATACCCAACCACCCCTGCTGTCTGTGCATCTGGTCAATGGTTTTCCATGTAAAAGACGGCACATTCTGAGTGGCAGAGCAGTGAACGACAAGATATTTAGTAGTCTCTCTATTCTTATAAGAGACAAAAGATTTATGCTCCTCAATCTTTGGAGCCTTGAAAGAAACCATATTTTAATTAACCTTTATTAAGAAGAATCCCTTCAGGGATTACCTTGGGATCCTCGTTAATCCATTCAAGGGGGATTGTTTTGTCTGAATACTTGATCCCATTCTTTTCACAAAAGGACGCATAGGTTGTTTTGCTTCCTTTGTAAATAGGGGTTTTGGATCTACTAAAGACAAAGCGAATGTCCAACTCGGGGTGTTGAGCCTTAATTAAAATATGTTTCTTCCTATCTTCAGAATCCCATACACCTTTAGTTTCTATGAGAATCCCATTAGGCAAAACGAAGTCAGGAGTATATTTGTGCTTACTTGCTGGCACAATATACTCCAGATACTTCTCCTCATAATGAGGCTCAATGCCGAAGGCCCTGAGGGAGTCTGAGACTTTCTCCTCAAGGCCACTTCGGTAAGTTCCCTTGTTGTGCATCCTCTTTTTACTATAGGCCGCACTACGGGTAGTCATTTATTCCTTTAAATGCTTCGCATTTATTCCTTTATTCCTCTTCATGCTCCTTAAGCAGGTTGCTACGAGAAGGGAGCATAACCTTACATTCTTCAGAAAGCTCATCGCTATGGATGTCATATACACAACTATGACCATTGACACGAATGAAGTAGTCATCATCCTGATAACTCATAATCTGGCCAACCAGTAGATCTGGACGACAGAAGCACTCTGAGGCTTCAGCATGAGCACTATCCTTAAACATGACAAGGACGCAGGCACCCTCAACACCACTAAGATCCTTGCTAAAGAATTCCTCAAGCCTGTAAGGCTTATCATACTCGACACCTTCTTTGTCTTCAAAGATAAGATCCTCAACATTGACATTGAACGTAAACGAGTAGGGCATCACTTCATAAATGAACTTAGCATCATAGAAGGCGGTGTTGCTCTTGAAGTGCCGCTTGTCACCAGAGAGGGTACAATAGAAGCCACTTGGTGCCTTACCGTCCTTTTCAATGTACCAGTTGTAAGTCTCAATTGCGGACTCAAGAGCCTTTTCAAGGCCTTCCTCAGTAAGGAGAAGGCCGAGCCCCTCACGCAGTTTATGGCCGAAAGTAAACTTAATCATTTAGAAATCTCCGGGAACGTCACCGTCAATATCTTCAAAGCTCTTAGAGGAATCCTCAGGCTCCTCACCATCATAACCCTCTTCTTCTTCAAAGCCATAAGAGGACGCAGAGGCATCACCGAACTCATTCAGAGAGATAACCTGAACTGCGAGAAGTCGAAGGGAAAGCCCACAGGTACGCGTAGAGGGCATGTAGTACGGGTTGGCAGTGAAGGAAACCTTGATTACACTGTCTCGACCGATGTTGACGTCAATGGGCTTCCCCTTAGAGTCAAACTGTCGGATCTTGACGGGAATCTTGGAACCATCCTTCTTCGTAATGACCGCCTTCTGCTTGAACTTCATCACAATGCGGCCTTCTTCATCCTTTTCGTAGATGTCCTGAGTCACCACCTTGCGACCCTTAGAAATGGCCTGCTTGACATTGTCATCATTCTCATAGAATTCCTCAAGGACTGCTTCGAGCTTAGACACGAGGGAATTGGTCTTCTCGTCATCTTCCATGACAAGATTAACCTTGTAGTCACCCTCGGGATTGAACTTCGTGTCAGGAGTCTTGAGAGCGGGATACTGTGCGAGACCCTTGGGGGTCGTGAAACGATTGTTGTTGCTAGACATTAATTACTTCCTTGTTTGTTTATGTTTAACCTAGGGAGGCTTGGTTACTCTCCCTAGGAGTATGGATTTTATTAGTTGGGTTTAGCTAAAGGCGTACATGGACTCCTTGACTCGCTCAAGATCAAGGTTTCCCTTAGAGGGAATCTCAGGGAGCTTGTCGACCATCTTAGGAGACAAAAGGTTTTCAATGTGGTCGTGAAGATCCTGCAGTACATCATTCTTGCTGTAGGTATCTACAAACACTTCCCTAACGGTCGTGAACATGATGTCACCATGTCCTGCAGGTGCCCCATAGGAGTCATGAATCATCGCAAAGGACTTGACACCCTTGTCTACACAAGAGCACACCGTAAGCATAAGGTGGGAGGCATCCATGCTATGTACATAATTGGGTGCAATACCCTGCTTCTGCTTTCGGGTGTCAATCTCGGGGGTACTCTCGTACACCACGGGATTGATGGAGGCACCTTCCTCAATCTGGCTGTCTTCCTTGAATGGCTCCTTGACTCGAATGGTTCCAGTAGTAAACGTCCTGAGTTGCTTGAGCACAACCTTGTTGTACTTCTGTTTTACAGGGAATCCCGCAGGGGTAATCCAATAGGTAGGCATGCTCTGGCCGTTAATGTCCTTATCTTGAGCGAGGAGGCCACTTGCAACCTGTAGCCAACCCATAGCCTCCACAGCTTTCACTACGACCCCTTGCAGGGCTTCCCAGATCAATCCAGCCATGTACCTAGCGGACTGGCTAGGGCGACTGAATGCCGTGGGATTCTTTGAAAGAGCGGGGTAAATAGTGTCTTCCAAAACCTGTTCGGCAAAGCCAAATTTACTAGAGCCATAGCAGAGCGTCATAGTGCTACGCTTAGTCACCTTGCGGGTAACTCCGTGCTTGAGCCATTCCGTGGCCATACTGCGGGTGCCCTTCTTCAGGTAATCGTCACCGTCTTCAGTTTTAGCCATGGTGTCATCGGTACCATTGTCATAGTCCTTTTTAAGCAACTCTGTGACCTTGGTAGCGACAATGCCATAGATGTCATGAACATGATCGTCAGGCATGAGGTTGACGGCTTCCCCACCGACTTCGTCCCGAAGCATCGCAGAGAAATGCTGTAAGCCAGAGCAGGAGCCATCGAAGGCAATCGGGAGGTGAGACTCGTAAGAGTCACCCTTATCCAGATAGTCCGCCCACTCAAAGCAGAATGCAAGGAATTCCCAAGGGGAATCCGTCTCAGTCCATCGGAGATCCTGCAAGGGATCCTTGGCAATAGACAGAATCATGTCGGTGCTCTCATAGACCCAAGCAATACGCTCTTCAAAGGGTTTCTTGTCAAGGCCGTAGCAGTTAGCACCCTGAAAGGCCAGCCAAGTATGCCCATTCTCACCCAATGGGACACCTTCGGCAAACTCAATGAGGGCTTTAGTAAAGTCATTGCCTTGAGGGCTCAACTGGGTCAAGGGATAGACACGACCACGGAAGTCAAGGTTGTGGGGGAAATAAATTTCCATGTCGTCCTTATAGGTGTTTGCCAGTGCTAGGACACCATTCACAAGGTAACGCTTGCTCTTACGCTTATTGTCGTCTTGATAGTAGTGCACCATAGCACTACGCCAATCACGTTGTACCTCCTCGTTAGTGTCTGCCTCTGCAGGCCTCATGGGAGGCTCAGCAGGGTTCGCAGAGGGCATCTCAAGGCCATCAGGAATGTGAGCCCAAGAGCACACCTCATTGGCCACGTCGAGCACTCTACGATTGATCCTCCAAGCCGTGGACTGTATGGCATTAACAGCCTTATAGACGTTAGGCATGTCAACCTCATCGTAGAGCTGTGCACACTCCTTAGAGGGCATTCTAACAAGCTGTATGGGCTTCTTAAGGTTGATTAGGTAACCACCATCAAAAGGAGTAGTCCACGGCTTGGGAGGGATTACCATGGGCCGATTTTGGAACATGAGACTAGCAGTTTCCTTGTCCTCGTGTTCCAAGTACGTCAACACGTCAGGGTCAAGACAGAAAGTGTAGTGCACGTTTTTGTTGTCACTCATAGTTTTCTCAAGGGCACCTAAGCCAGTAGACACGATGAAAATGTCTACCAACTTAAGACCTACTTGAACTCTATTAGCGTTACCCCACTTGTTCCATCTCTTGAGTCTCTTTTCGTCTGCTAGGATTTTTTCCTTGTTTTCAACATAGCGCTTTTTGAACTGCATGGAGATACGCTTATCAAGCCCTGCATTGAACCTGCTGAGCTCTTTCTTATCCATAGTTGCAACTACCATCTTAAACCGAAGTTCATCCTCAATAGCTTCACCAATTGCAGAAGACAATTTTGTTAAAGACACGATTCCAAGGGAATTTTCAATGATGGTTCTAATGGAAATGAACGCGATTTCTTCGGACGACAAAGACCGAATAAGGGATGCCATCACATGACGCTTACCGGGCTTGCCCGTATCAACATCCTTGAACCACTTGTCAAGGGCCTTAGTCATGACAGGGATGGCTTCACTAATCAAGACACGACTTGCACCCATATTGCCAAGAGTACCGCTTTCAATGGCCTTATTACGCTTAGACATGAAAGCATTGAAGGCATTTTCCTTGCTTTCAAGTTCTAATTCGATTTCCCTGTCTACACGGGCTTTGCCGTATTTAAGACAAAGATCATCATATTCATTTTCACCATCAATTCTAAAACTATTCAATTTATCATAAGACATAGGGGGTTACCTTTAGTTATATCTATAGATCTTTTATACTCTTTTATATAGGGTTATATAGGTGATAATGTAGGATATTACCCATAGTTAAACTATAGACTCCTGTGGTTTCCTTTAGATTTCCTTAGGAGTCTATAGCCTCTTTCACACTCTCCCTAGGAGTATGGATTTTATTAAATCCTCGTGTCTCCTCTAACCATTGATTTTACCTTTTTCGATGTACTCACCGTTGACCTCGATGGTACCGAATGACTCGAAAGTACGCAACCATTCGGCATAAGTCAGGTATTTGTTTCTGTCTTTCTCTGCGGATTCCCCTGCTTTGCGTCCTGCTCTGAACGCATATTTGATCATATTGCCCTTTAGGAATCCAATGAATTCCTCATGAGATAGTGCATTAAGCATCAATTCAATAGGCTGGACAGCTCCCATGTAATGGGTACTTGTTTCAGGATTTCCGTCATTAATTTCTTCCATTTTGTCTCCTTTAGTAATAGATTCCCATAAGTTTGCAAATAAAGACAAACATGGGGAAAATTCCAAGAATGATTGCAATTCCAATGAATACAATCAGGTATTCTTTAAGATTAAGCATTCTCAATCTCCTTAATGTGGTTATTCCACATGGACAGAATTGCATTCATAACACTGCCGTGCATTGAAGCATTTCCAATGAGTTCCATAGAGCCCCCTTTCTTGAACTTGTAGAGCCTTCCTTCTACATCCTCACCGCCTGAATATTTACCGGTGAAAGTGTAGATAGACTCGCAGTCCGTAAAGGTGACTGCATACGCCCCATCTTTCCAGCGATAGAAAAGAATAGAGGCTATGTCAGAGCGTTCAATGATGGTTGTGGTTAGAGTATACATGTTATCTCCTCTGGACGCCCCTAGGGCGTTCTATGGCTTTCCTAGGGGCATTCCTTTAGTTGTTTGTGTATTAGTGATTAAGATTCTTCATCATGATTACTTTAGTGGCTTTCTTAGAGGCGTTGCCGTGGACTGCAAAGATGATTACAACCTTGCGATTCTTAGCACAGAGTTGGCAACGATTGCAGTCCATGCCTTTCTTGACCTGTGCGGGGCACTGTGCACCATACAAGCCAACAGCCTTAAGCTCCTTTTCGGTTTCCTTAGGGTCAACAGAGGCAATAACTGCGTTTATACCTAATGCTTTAGCATGCTTGACCTCCTCCACAGTCTCACACGAGGCATTGATAAGGAATCCACGCTTGGCGGCATCATGGATCACATCGGAGGCGTTGGAATCAATAATACAGTGGGTATACGTGTAGCCCTTGATGATCTCTCCTACTACCTCGTTAGCCCCTTCAATGGCTCCTGCAATGGTGTCTACTCTGTTGACATCAATTACACTTGTGCCTTCAATGGCAAGATCACCTGCCAAATTATGTCGGAAAAGGATAGAGTCCCTAGTGGGATTTTTACGGAGCTTGTTAAAGGCTCCCTCAAGGAGACCTAAACGAAGATGCTCCCCGTTGATAACATATCGCTTGTCTTGCTTGTCTTCGCATCGATCCCACACCATCTTAGTGTGAGTACCTTCGGCATAACAGCCGTTGTTCTTAAAGACACAGCATACTGGGCAGGTGCTACGGCTGGAGTAGCTTTGCATGATATCCCCGGTCTTCTTGTTGCTAGACGTTGGAAGGAGGATCATTTTCAGGGTGGACATCGTAAGGGCTCCTTTCATTGGGGTTACTAGGCTAGCCAGATACGGACACACTCGGCATAGGTGCCCGTGATCTCGTCTTTTGCAAAGACGGGGTTAATCGTCCCGTCTTCTTCTTCGTCGACGATAATAGCACGCCCACAGACTATCTCTTCATCGAACTGGGCGACCATGGCGACCTCTCCGGTGCTCTCAGGGGCATCCATGGGAATGATCCCCGTGTAGTCACCATTGATGAGAGCAGGCAAGGCCCACTCGGCGACCATGTAGGATGGTAGGGTGTCCAACAGCTTGCGAATCTGTGCATTCATCTTCACTCCTCCTCATAGACATTGAGGGAGAAAGCAATTTGTTCGGGGTTTCCGACCACGATCACGGATCCGTCGGCGAACTCGTGACGCTCCGTTGCGTCGTACGAGTCCTCACCCATCGGGAAAGAGACTCGCAAGGACTGGTGACGCACTCGGGCAATCCAGCCTTCTGCTAGACGGCAGTTGTAAAAGCCCTTTTCATCCATCGGGATGAGCCTGAGTTCTTTAACAAATTTCTTAGCGATGGACATAATGTTACTCATTTACTAGATTTACAGGGATTCATCAGGAGAGGCCGAAGCCCCTCCCTAAGGACTCGTTAGAGATTGTACCACACAATCCCGAGGGTTACAAGTGTGATGATCACGTTAATCATCACAACACCCCTCAAGAGCTCGATGGTGTCCTTAAGACCGGTGTCATCCTCAGAGATGATGTCCTGTTCGACCGGGGCCTCGACCTTAGCAGGAGCATAGCGGTGCTGTGCAACATCCTTCGAGGCCTCGCGGAATTCGGAGAGCATCCTAAGGAGCTCATTGATGATCGCGGAGGTCTTGAAGAACTCAACACGGCCACCATTGGCACTGCGGGCGACGATGGTCTGAACTCGACCGTTCAGGAATTCCACCGTGTAGCGGCGTGCCGTCTGGTGATTGCGACGGCGATCCGTG